CTATTCTGCCCCCTATTATTAAACTATATTTACTTTATACATTTTACCATATTTTCCACCAACTTTGTTAAATATTTCACACACTACACTACTTTAAATCACTAAATCGATTGTTAAATTATTCACACACTTTAGCACTTCAAAGCATTAAAGCGCTTATATGTGTAGTGACGGGCGTTGCATGATTAGCACACACTTTGCCACTTTAGAGCACTAAATCGATTGTTAATAATTCACACTTTACCACATTAAAGCACTAAAGCAATTTTTTATAAATTTAACAGTCAACATTTATCCATATAAATTGCAACAAAATTGCATGGTATTATTTCTAATGTATGTTATAATATAATTGTAAAGAGGAAAGGGAAATAAAGAAAAATCCCATTCTAAAACAAAATCCTAAAAAGCTATTATGCAAGTTGAATTGCATGTAAAAAGAAACATTCAACAGGGCCGCGCCACGCTATAATAAAAGATATGGACGCGTTATCAAGTAAAATGCGCTTGGAATTATGTAGATAGCATGGTATGCTACATAAGTACTAACAGCGCTGATTATCGTTATATATGGCCATGGCTTGTAAGGGAACAGTCCCCAGCGTTTACAATGGTTGAAACAGACTTGACAGAACAACGCCGCGTTCATCAGTATACACGCGAGATTGATAGTTGCTGGATATAAGCGCCAAAGTGTACTGTACCACACGCTAAAAGCGTGAGAATGGAGATATTTTATTATGACTACTTGGAAAATCGAAAAAACCATTGACGGAGAGAACGAGATTATTACCATCACGCGCCCCATCAACGACAAACCCAAAAGTACCGCATGTGTGAGCCGTACAGTAAAGGCTGGTACTGTTGCCCGTGTAAAGTATGCCCGTTTCAACGATGATTTTTCCGTAGAATCCGGTGAAATGGTAAAACAGTTTGACGGCGTTCTGGACGCTGAAAAGGTAGAAAAGGCATTGCACAATGCCGAGCCTTGCACCAAATGGCAGGTGCTGGACGTTCAGCCCAAAGAAGAAAACACCATGGGTATTCCGCGGGAAGTGTTTAACGCTGTTGCCGTTCCTATTGACCGCCCGCTTTCCCAACAGTAAAAATTAAACTTTCCAGCGGGTTTTCTTGAAAAGCCCGCTTCCATATGGCATAAAGCCAAAATAAATTAAAAGAGGGTATGAAAATGAAAATGCAACTTATTACAATCAAGCCGAAAAAATCCGGCATTGACAACGGTTTTACAATCAAGCGTGAATTGTTTGACAATTGTGGTCTTGTGGACACAGCCTATTGCAACATTGACACATTCCGCGCTTGCGATAGCGGCTTTATCGCTTCCGGCTTTTCCAGCATTTACAAGTCAACCATTTTACACGATATGAATAACACCAGCGAGTCAATTGACGATTTTGTAAAGGCGGTGTTTGCACAATGATTTATAGTACACGCAAAGACCTTTCGGATTCCGTTATTAGTGAATACAACCGCACCGTAAAGGGTCAGATTGAACAACTTTACACTTGCAAAGCATGGATTTTTATGCCTGACAATTCCGATTTCATCATTTTAAGAAGTTATTCGACTATTGTTGCCGCCTATCAATTCTCTACTGGTATTTTGTGGGTATTTGGATATTATAGCGCCACAACTTCGAGCCACATTGCAAAGTTTTGGAATTGGATAGCATACGAATATCAAGACGGCTTGTATTATCCGCGCAAGGTAAACTTGTATAACGACTCAAGAACAGGCAAGCGCGCCGCCCGCAAAAATCTAGATGATGACTTTGCAAGCGTTATTTCCACCGCACTAAATCAGCATTGACCAAAAATAAAATATGCGCCGCTGTTAAAAGCAGCGCATTTTTTATGCAAATTTTTAGTTAGAATTCTTTACTATTAAGCATAAATAACTAGCAATAGTTAAGCCTAACTGCTAACCTGTGAAATTCTTAACACACTTTAGCAATTTAGAGTTCTAAAGCGATTGACAAATTCTTAACACACTTCACCGCATTAAAGCGCTAAAGCGTCCAACCGTTAAGAAAATGGTGAGTATGGGCATTAACCTTAGCGCCAACCCTGCCGCGCTGCCCACCGGGGGTGTTGCAAGAAGCCTAAAAATAAACCGGGGTTCAATTTATTGAATATGCAAATCCCCCTCTCCCCTCTACCCTCTCCATTATTAGGAAAGTAGGTGATAATTATGATTACTACAAAAGACCTTGCTCCGTTAGATGATACATCACTAGAATTATGGAGAAATACCTTAAAGCATCGTAAAGCTAAAACGTTATTGGATTTATATCTTTTCTGTCAAGATTTCTTTAGTTGGGCATGTTACAAAGATTATGTTGGACTTACTTGCGATGATTGTAAAGTTAAAGAATATTGTCTACGTTGTAAAATAACAATTAAAGAAGTAAAACATGAATTAGAAAGGAGGTTTCCAAAATGACAATTCATGACATTTTAGTGAACTGTGGTTCAGTACAGTCTGACACCTTAATTATAATTCTTGATGCCAATGAAGAAGCTAAGTGGGTTGGTACATTTATGGATCTCCCAAAAGAATATGAGGAGCTTAAATTCAAATGCTTTATCATAGGCGTTACGGTACAAAAATATGTTGCAAGAGCACATTTCAAATTCTATCTATAAGGAGCTGATACAATGCTCAATTTATTGTGGGTTTTAGGAGCTATAGTTGACATCCTAAGAGGAGTTAATAATGATTATTTATGTGATTAGTTTAAGATAGGAGTTGATACAATGCGTTACGATGTTCCCATTCATCCCATCCCCATAGGTGCAGTCATTAAATACAATGTAAGAGAATATGGTTATTTCTATGGAGATGGCCAAGAGAAAAGAGCAATTACCATTGCTAAAATTGGTAAGGTTGTAAATATTGTAGAACACGATGACAGAGTAGTTTATTACTCAGTAGCACCAAGTTCTAATTGCACATTTAACCAGTACTTTGTGGGCGATTGCTTAGATTCTGTTTGGCCCGAAAACGTGGAAGGTGTTTATTATGACAATTAAAGACCTAGATACAGAAACCCTTACTCTACTTAATAAACTATGTGATAACTGGTACATTAAATCCTGTCCTTCATGGCTTACACATTTCATGGATAAGGATTGCCAAGATTGTCAGCTTAGAGAGTTGTGTTATCTGCTTGACCGTTATGATAATGACATTAGAAAAGAGTTAGCTTTACGAAAGCAGGAGTAACGTTATGGCTAAGAACAAAACATTTAAGCGCCAAGCCGAAGCAACTAGGTTACTAGAAAAGATAGGCGCAACAAGACGTAAATCCAGAAAAGCGGGCATCACTGTAACAGGTGACTTAAAAGAAAGTCTTAGAGGTAGACAATCTCCTGAAATTGCCAATGCTCTGAAATTTACTGCTAAAACTGCTCTTGATGAAGCTGAAAAACTGTATAATGACCTTATTGATGCAGCTAATAATGTTGATGATAAAACGTCACAAAAGCTTATGCAAGAGTATCTATCTAAATATTCAGAGCATATTAAATCATTAAATAAATCTGTCACCGATAGTTACAGGTCATTGAGAGTAGCTAATCGTCTTGAGGATGTTTTTAATTATAGCGATGCCGCATATAAGATTCTTAGAAATCCAGATACCTATTTTGACAAAAAGAAATGGGGAGCAATTTCCGGTATATTAAATAATCTTATGGGCACATATAGCAGGAATATTCCACCAGACGATTTGAAAAAATTATGTGCATTGGGTCAAAAGCTAGGACTTGATACTTTGGCAGATATGGATAGAGCTTATGCAGAATATGACAATCTGCTAAGAAATTCTGACCAAATTGGTAAAGTGCTGGTTGATGCAAGTGATAAACTTAGGTCTATTACACAGGGTAATGAAAACTTTATAAAGCGGCATAAAAAAGCTTATGAAGAATTTACAGAACTTGCGTCAAAATATAATTTGTGGTGAACAATATGGTTAATGTTATGGTTAGTATAATAATATTTATCATTCTATTTTTCGCAGCTTTAACTCTTGGTGTTGTTTTAGTTTATCTATATATCAAAGTATTAGCTAAGTTATTTGACTGGTTAGATAAGAAACTAGGCAAATAAGAAAAATATACTATGGGAGGTGGTGCTATATGTGAGAAAGCGTAATGAACATAAGTATTCAAGTATCATATATTGCTATGATATTGAAACATCATCCTTAATGTATGGTGAGGATGAACTTCAAGAGCATTTGCAAAGTACTTATCTTCATGGCCTAGCTTCATTTGCTTATCGTCCTATACCTCATGCACCATTTAGTGACTTTGAGAATGAAATGGATTATAATTTCTTTAGAACTTATGATTCTATTTCTTCCGAATTTGAGAGAATCAACGAGGACGCTAAGAATAATGATGAATACGTCAAAATCTTTGTGCATAACTTGAGCTATGAATTTGAAGCAATGATGCGTAACATAAATTTCTGTATTAAAAACTTTAATCCTAAACGTTTCATTGCGGTTGCACCACACCAACCATTAGTAGCAGCTTTTGACCATCTTGAATTTTATGACAGCTTTAAGATTCTTTCATGTAAAAGTCTTGAACTTATAGGTACAGAGCTTGGAGTTCCAAAATTTAAAGAAGTCAAAGGCGGTTATGACCAAAAATATTATTGGTGGTCAGATTTGCCTGATTCTGAATACGTTTACAATGAACGTGACTGTAAGCTTGTCTTGTATGCACTATGTCGCTATATGGCAAACTTCACTAAAGTTGATAATGTATCAGATATTGGAGTATCTAACACATCAATGATTAAGCGTGAAACAAGGCTTAACAGAAATATTGCTACCGATAAAGAAGTTCATACTGCACAATTTACAGCGGCGATAGAACTCAAGAACAATGAACCATTTATGGAGTTCTTTCAAAACTGTCTTGCAGGTGGTTATACTCATGCTAATCCTTACGCAGTGGGTAAAATATTTAAGGATGTTTGGTGTTTTGATGCAAGTTCTATGCACCCATCAGCAATGTATGGTAGGAAATTCCCTTATAAATGGAGAAAGGAGACTAATCCTAATGAATGTTATCAAAATTTCCAGTCTGCAAACTATGAGTTCCTATCTGGCTGCGAAAGCGGCGCTAACTCAGGGTTCTTCGATTATCCCGACCAGCGGATTGAGTTATATGGATGTAAAGATGTTAAATTCTATTCAGTCCTCCAAGCAGCATACCGTGAATCAATCTTGTTTGAAAGGCCAATAAAATATAACTTCATGGCCAATGTTACCTTTTATAATATTAACGCTAAAGATTTTGGTAACTGCATTTATAGCTATATCAGTACATCCAAATGCAGCAATATTAAAAATGGTAACTTCGACAATGGTAAAGTAGTCAAAGCAGATGAACTTACATTTCATGGCTGCGATATTGACTTTATGTTAATTCAAATGCTTTATGATTATAGTAGTTCAGAATGTAATGAACTTTATTATGCAACAGCCCACAAGTTTATTAACAAGCCTTTACGCAATACAGTTAAATATTATGCACGCCAGAAAACAGGATTCAAAAAACTTGAGCATAAAGTTGCTGACCATGTAGAAACGTTAAATGATTTTACATTTGAGGGATTGAAGCTTTATGATGATTCTGTAGCACAAGAAATTATGAATACCCACAACAAAGATTTAGTTCACTTCGCCTTAATGGCAAGTAAAGGTGGATTGAATGGTCAGTATGGGTGTTCAGCAATGAAGCCATTAAGACAGGAAGTTGGTGTGCAGGGGGAAGGCGATAAATTTGAATGGATTCCAACCGGGGTTAAGTTTCTTAAATCCAGAAATTCCCTAAATATTTTCACAGATGGTTTATATACGGTTGCTTATAGTAGACTGCACCTTATTTGCTTTATGCTCTATCTAGTATTAAGCCAAGGCATTGAACCTCTCTATCACGATACAGACAGTGGTTATTTTGTTGGCTACAATGAGAATGTTCAAAAAGCCATTGATAGATTCAATGAGAATATTCTCAATAACAGTGAGAATAAAGATTGTTACAATTTTGGCATTATGGACTTTGATGGTCACTATGAGGATTTTGTAACATGGGGAAGTAAATGTTATTGTGCAACATACTTAGATGCAGATAAGCACTTAAAAGTTAAGGCTACTGTAGCAGGTGCAAGTAAGAAACAGCTTTCTGAATTGTTTACACAAATAGTAAACGATGAAGATTTTGAGTACCTAGTTAAGGAATATTTTCGTCCTAATATCAGTTATGATGAATCCATAAACAAGAAGCTCATTCGTAAAACCCCAGGAACACATATCATAGGAGATTTTACGGATGACAACGGAGAAACAGACCACTTAGATGAATATTCTGTAACTGTACTAGAACCTTGTGGTTATACATTGCGCTCAACAAATAGTCCTGTTAATAGAATGTATTATTCATTCTGTTATTCATTACGTGGAGAATCGTATATAGATTATTTGCCCGAAGTTGTTAGCATAAACCACGATGAAAATGATAAAGAACTTTATGGAACTTATCATAAAGTACAATCCGACAAAGAATATGCTATGTTAATTGATGGCAATCCTGCAAGTATATTCCAGTGGGAATGGAGTGATAGGAGATGATTTAATTGAAAGAAAAAGATTCTTACAGAATCAGTAGAAGAGCTACATGTCCTTATTATATATCTCATACAACAAATTACATTCGCTGTGAGGGTATGAGAGTGTCACGCCAAGAGTACAATCTTAAAACCGATTGTTGCGGGCAGTATAAAAACTGTCCTCAATATAAATTTCTTACTTATCATTATTTTACAAAGGAGAACTAACTATGTACACTAACAAGAAAGCATCCGCTAAGGCCACCAATTCTGCTAAGTCCGCTTCTTCCGTCATTACTGATATTCGTATCTTCCCTATCAATAACAAGAAGTCTAATTGCTGCGCTATGGTTTCTGTTACACTTGCAAATGTGTTCTGCATTTCTGGCATTAAAATTATGGACGGCAGCAAGGGTCTGTTTGTAGCAATGCCCAGTGCAAAGAATAAGAAAGATGAATGGCATGATATTTGCTACCCCATCACTAAGGAATTCCGTAAAGTTTTGAGTGATTCTGTTCTTAACGCTTTTGATGCCTTGCAGGAAGATGAAGATGAAGATGATGAAAGTGAGGATGACTGACAAGCTCCCTAATGAATTGTCGCCAGACATTGACGATGATTTGCCATTCTAAATAGAAAAGCACCCCTAAGTGGATAACCACCTAGGGGTGTTTTTATTTAACTAATATTAGGACGAAGAACTTTAATAGCAGTCATACCATTGTTGTTATCCCAGCGAGGATAATCCATAGGGGTGCCATCTTCATTTCTAATACGGTCAAGAATTACAGGAGAAATACCAGACTGGAATCCAGACAAGCTAACAGTGAATTCAGTTGACGCATGGCGCTTGCAGTACAGGATAACAGCTTTAGAATCCCTAGAATAATATAGCTTATCTTCGCTGTCAATAATATCCCAAGTAACTGTCTTGCCTGTACCAGCAGACGCATTAAAAATTGATTGACTAAGCTTACGGTTGTCAAATGCAGTAATATTAAACGATGTATCTGTTTCGTTTTTTGTAATATAGATTTTATAATCAACGTTGGTTCCGTCAGTGAGGTGGATACAACCCTGTGAGGTATTAGTATCAACTGGGATATATGCAAATGCCTTATATTGGTATGGGTCGCCACTCGTTGACTGCCCTGCTACTGTGTATTGCATCTGATTAGTGATAGCTAAATCAATGCAACGGTGTTCGCCAGCTTCACAAATATACTGACCACGTTTATCATCATTATCAAAGATATATTCACGCTTAGTATAAATGTAAACATCATCAAGCTTACATACAGCATTAGTAACAGGATAAGTGCCAGTTGACTGAATGGTGGTGCTAACTTTAGCAGAGCGGTTAATAATACCGCCATTAACAATAAACTGAGGATTAGGACTACTGCCAATCAAAGCAACAGCTGCATAACCAGTTTCAGTTGTAGCAGTTCCATCATCACAGGTGTAAATCATATTGTTAATGTAAGCTGCCGCCTTACCAGGCCCATCAAAGACAAAAGCATACCTACAAGTATCTGCATAGAAGTTAGTAACATGAATATCGTTGTTAGTAACCTTGCAAGCGATTGAGTTATTCCACCAAGTATTAGCGTCAGCACCACCTGAACCACCATAGGGAATACCATGATAGCTAGTCCAGTTGCATCCGTATACATCAGTACGGCAATCAAAACCAACTTGACATACCATATTAACGAGGTTATTACATTCACAGTCGGGAGCACTACTGCCCCAGTAAAACGCGACAGAACCAGTCCAGCGTTCAACCGGAGTATTATCACTAAATCCCCATACCATTACATTATCCATGTAGCAGTAGCGGTTCAGAGTGCCATTGTTGGGCTGTAAGTAAACACCATAGGACTTAACCTTATTGATACTTACATTGTAAATGCTGTTATCAGTGTATTTACTGGTAGTAAATACAATGCCGCCAATCATACCATTACAAGTAATATCCAAATTAGCAATAACAATGTTACCAGTTACGTCGTTACCAGCTACAGTAATAACTCCACTAGCACTAAAAGAATTAGGATTAGCAGTATACTCCAAGATAGTATCGCTTGTGCCGCGTGCAGGGTCGCGAGAAGAACCAGCACCATACAAGCTATGTTTCAGCTGCAAAGGTGCGCTAATCTTATAAGTACCAGCAGGAATAAACAGAGGTTCATTCTTAGTGTGAGTGTTAATAGTAGCAGTAATATCGTCAGTACCGTCTTTTTTCAGCGACTGATATTTTTCAATGCTAACAGGGGATGGCTCAACGAAACTAGGAATCTTACCAGTGCGGGTTGTTAAAAATTTTGTGTCTGAGCCTGAAATGGTTCCAATAGAAACATAAGCATAATTATCATCAATACTTTTTTCAAAGGCTGATGCCAACGTTAGTTTACCATAAATATATGTGGGAACGTCAGTGTTACCGAGAGAAGTAATACCCGAATGAGCAGTAAACGCTGATTTACCTTTAGAAATGATTTCTACTTTATTTGCAGATACCTTCAGATTACTTTTAATAGTCTGATTCATATTACCAGTGACAGTTTGGTCAAGATTTCCAACAGTGTCTTTGTCAATCTTCTTAGCAATATCAGTACGAGCTTGGGTATCTTGTACGTCATAAACGGAATTATCAATCTTAAATTTGTCAACAACAGGATTCGCCAACTTAAGTCACCCTTTCTATATCAAGTAGTTGCGTGCGTATTAGTTGTAACAACTTTAATAGTGGTATCGGCAGAACTATAAGTAACAGTAACACGAGGGAGTTGCTCAAGCGCAGTAGCTTTATTAAGTGCATTAGTTGCATTAGTAGATGCAGTATTAGCAGTATTTTTAGCAGCAGTTGCATCTTTTGCAGCAGCATCAGCAGTAGACTTAGCAGTGTTGGCAGTAGTGGTAGCGCTATTAGCTTTATTAACTGCACTAGTTGCATTAGTGGATGCAGTGTCAGCAGTAGACTTAGCAGTGTCAGCAGTAGACTTAGCAGCATCAGCTGTAGACTTAGCACTAGCTGCATCAGTACGTGCTACAGAGTCTTTAATTTCACAGATAGTACCATCAACATTGATTTGCGTTACAAAATTAGTAGGCATATATTATTCCCCCATTATCAAACAGTATGAGTACCAGCAGTAATACTAATCGTTTCAGTATCTTGCGTATAGGAAACTTCAACACGAGAGAGCTTTTCCAGTTCAGTAACTTTGTTAAGAGCATTAGTAGCATTAGTGCTTGCTGTGTTAGCAGTAGTACGAGCTTCACTGTCTTTAACAACTACTTCTTGGTCGTTAAGGTTGAACTTAGATACATAATTAGTTGGCATAATATCACCTATCCTTATTTGCCGACAATTTTGATAGTTTCAACAGGAGCATCATAGATATGAATATCTCCACCAGTAACAATTGTGCCATTATTAGGATTAAAGAAACCAAAAGAAATAGAAGTATCATCTTCATTATATTTGGCAACTTTTAACGATAGAATATAATGCAAACGTTCAGCAATTGTGGTCTTAGCACAGTTTGTGCCCTCAATATACCGTGTACCTGCATCCATAGGCTTAAGAATTACATACAAATCATTATTAAGCCAAACAAGGTCGTTAATATTACGATTAGCACTTGCAGTAGTTTTTAACTTTTCATCAACAGGAGTGATAGCAAGTTTAACACTTCCCCAGAGTTCTGAGAAGTTACCAATCTTAGTCCAGTAATCTTCATTATCAATATCAATGCCAATAGGTACAGGCTGAGTGCTTAAATATCCATCGCCATTGACAGTAACAACAACTGTGTTACGAGGATACTGTTTGGTAATATCCCACTGAATAGGGTCTGCATAACTAATAGAGCTGGTTTCAATGTACTGCTGCATTACCTCAATAACCTTAGATACCATTTCATAGTAACTAATGCTATCATCATAGGCAACAGGAATTACAGAACGGAAAAGTTTATCCAAAGGATTGTACTTCAAACCTAATCACCTCTTTACCATAAACGCATAAACAGAACTTCCATATCTCTATATAAACAATTATAGATATTTGTTTCTTCTTTCATATAATCGTTCATAATAGATACAAGAGAGCGACCACGATAACCTTTTTCTACATGGTCAAGAATCCGGTGCTCATTGCCATCACGATTTTCTTTTGTGTTGTTTTTATCATCCTGAGTGGTATTGCTATTACTGTTAGAGCTAGCATTAGAGTTAAAACCATTGGTAGAACTTGCCTTACTATGGTCAGCATCAGACATATACTTACCATCAAGAAAATTATCAAGACTACCCTGTGGAGTATCAGTGTGGGTATTGGTATTCTCTCCGTTGCTGTTAGAATTAGAAGTATAATTGGAATTGTTTGTGCCGCCAATATTGACCTTACTATTCTTGGTTCTATCCTCTGTATTCACATCATGATGTTCAGTATTTTCATCACTGGTAATTGAAAAGTCATCAGTTAAGAACATTTCATACTGCTTATCAAGTGCTTCAAAGAGAGGATTGTAATAAGGCATATGGCTGTTCATCCAGTCATCCAGACGCAGCTGCCAAAGGCCGAAGGTTTCAGAACCAATTTCATTTGTATAGAAATGCTTAAGAATATTGGTTTCAAGCTCTTTACGTTTGTTTTCATTCCAGATAGGATAATCAAAATTAAAGATTTTAGGCCGAGCACGCTCAATAATTTCTGAATAAGAAACATTGGTGTAAGGTTCAACAATACCTGCTTTTGATTCACAGATAAAGCGTAATTGAGTTGTATATTTACTCATTGTCCTTATCACCATCCTTAATATTGGTATCGCTTAAATTCTCTTCATCTTCGCGTCCTTCCATAATCTTGGTTAATTCAAGCTGGGAACGCATAGATACAGAGATATTAGTGCCAAAGAGCCTGTTATAATCCTTACAGAATTTCTGGCGAGAGTACAATGGAGAAAGGCGGTCTGCTTCTACCTGACCTAAGGTCATCTGAACTTCAGTAGTAAACTGCCGCTCTGCTTTCATATTGTAGTTACTCTCAATACCTAAATAGGTAAGAGCTTCCGCAAGAGTTTCTTTTTTCTGCTGCTCTAACTGCAAGCCAATGTACTGAACACCTAAATCAAGAACACCAATCATGTTCTTAATATCATCAGTAGAGGGATTGCCTTTAAGGTACAGCCAAGGGTCGTATTTATCTTGCTGGTATACCAAATTCTGTACAGAAAGTTTTGTATTCTCATTTGCATAAGCAATTCGAGGAGTTTTCTGTGCAGCAAGGTTTAAGTCAATCGTTCTGTCTATATTGGTAAGACGTTGTGCAAACTGTTTAATGACAATAGCATCAGGGGAACGGCGCATATTACACCAGAGATAAGCACAGTTTTGTTTGTTAAGGCCACTTTTTTGATAATTAGAATTGTAACCATAAGCACGAAGATATTTAGGGTCGCCAATAATGTCAAAGTTATCACTTGGCATAGCAGGAAGAATTAAGTTTCCCATAACAGGGTCATGATAGCCAGCCATTAAAGGTTGCCAGAACAAGAACTGTTCAATAAATCGTTCGTCCAAAAAAGGAGAATCTTCAAGCCCTTCCCATTTGAATCTTGCAAGTGCTACATCATACAGGCGATTAAACCAGTTAGCATAAGTTGCAACCGTTAAGTCATATGAATCAATCCAAGGTGGCTGTGGTTTTTGTGAACGTTTACTCATTTACTCACCTACTTCTGGAATACGTTTATAGATAGAATTGTCTGCTTCATAATTTCCAACAAGACCGGGATTATGCCAGAATGTAACACCACGATTAAAGATGTCGTTAATCATTGTAGAAACATCCGCAGGAACATCACCTAAGCAACAACAGTTTTGCGTTTTAACATAATTCCAATTTCTTCGAGAGTCAATGTTGGGAACCTGAACTTGGTGAATGGGATAGCCAAACATAGTCCAGTAGTCATCAATAACTTTTGCAAATTCTTTAGTAACATGATGATAGCTAGCCATAGCATATGGAGCACTTGCATCCTTTGTCGGTAAAATACCAGCATCAGTAAAACGGAAATAAGGACTTACAGAACCATGGCTCTGTGGCGGCAATCTGTCCATGTCATCACGTTTTGCAAGCGTGCCAGCAATGTTAAGCATTTGATTTGCTAAGCCTTCAATAGCTCCATAAGTATTTTCAGGGAAAAGAGAGGGATGTTTACCGCTCATAGCCTGAACATCCTTTGCTGGGGCAGTAAGCAGGTTAATACCAGCAAACATTGTACCAGCTACCAAACCAGCATTTTCAACGGCCATGGAACTAGAGTTCTGTGCTACATATACCTTATAAATATCAGTGTTATAAGCACAAGTAGGCCAATTGCTAATCGCAAACACATCTTCCTGATTATAACCAGTAGAACCTTTATAATCCTCTGCTGCAAATATTGCTGTAGTCTGCCCAGCATTTGACATTACATTGTATCCAATATGCAGACTTTTCTTTCTATCTCCAAGTTCAAAACGAAAAACGTGGTTATCGCCTTGTGTAGAATAATAACGGAGATAAAAATAAGGATATGTGAAAAGTTTATTATTCTTAGGAACATAACCAGCTACATTATTAGGAACTACAAAAGTCTTATCATACTTACCAGTATCAAAGGTAAGAGGAACCATATAAATTCCCAAAATACCGTCAGGAGCTTGCCCTGCTTCTACAGCCTTAGCAATAAAGTCATTAGCAGATTCAGCTGTAGTAAAAAAGTTTTCTTTACAGCCAGAATAAATTCCAAATCGTAAAGAGCCAGATGCAGGGGGAGAATCTTTTTCAGGCTTATCAAAGGTTGTAACAATGCAGATACGCTTATCAAAGTCAATGTACTGCTGAATATCGTCAATATATGGGCCTGTATCTAGTTCATCATTGATGATATTATCGCCAATTTCGTCTGTGTTTGTGTGAGAACGCTCAATAAAACAAGGCTGTAATGTTACTTGATTAAACCAAGTCTGCATAACATCAACAGTGAAATAAATTCTGCTGGTTTCGTTTGCTACATATTCTATCTTGTCAATAAAGGCATAATACCATTTATCTGAAAAGTCAGCGTTCTGAAATACTATATAATTACATGGTTCAATCGTTTCAGCATTAACACCAACAGAGAGATAATGCTCTAACCGCTGATAAGTATAATTGGTAAGATGAAGAACGGATTTAGAAGTGAAATAAGCAAAACGGGAAGAATCAGACTGAAACCTAAGCACATGATTATAGGTTTTATCTGTAGGGATACCCTTACAGATATAAAGTTGCATATTTGGCAATTTGCGTTTTTCAGCTCCTTTCAAAATCTGTAGGGTGGTTTACACATCATCCAAACTGGAAGTTTACGTTTAGTTGTGGGAGTAGGACTTGGGCCGGGTGGTGTTGGCGGTGTAGGTGGTGTTGGAGGATTTGTAGCATCCCATTCAACATCCCATGTACCAACTTCATTAGGAATACCAAGAATAGCAGATGGGTCAGTTCTGTAAGCTGTACCATAACCTCCTATCCAGTATTCCCAATGCGTATGAATACCACTAGCATTACCTGTTTGCCCTTGCTCTCCAATATATTGACCGCGAGTAATTGTTTCACCAACGCTATGAATTTGACTAACAAAGTGAGCTGCAAGCCAATAGCTATTATCGCTCATTTTAACTACAATGTAGTTACCCCAAGAATCGTTACCAGTCGTGCCACCTTGCCAAGTATGGGCTGTTTCAACCGTACCTGCCATTGGTGCATAAGATTGATGATTTGTGTGCACCGTGTCAATACCACCATGAACTGAACCATCAGAATAATGTGGATAACCTGCTGAAACTCTGATTGTGCTTTGGTCGGTGATACATTGTTTATAGGTAGCCATAATCAAAGCAACGCGTGATATCGTATGCGCGCCCCACGTTTTAGGAGGATAAGCCTACATGCTTAAGAAAATGTCAATTATCAAGCCTTAGTAGTAAACTGTACAGCGTTTGCAAACGGAGATGCAGAATAGATACGCCAGATATGATGGAAGTAGTTCCAATCCAAAGTGGAGCCAAGGTCAGTTTCGCGCATGGTGTTCAGCTTAGTGTAAATCTGGAAGAAGTCACGGTCAACCATAAGTGCCTGAATAGCGGTCATATCTTCATCGTTAGGGGTAACGTGAGTATAAGTATTATCGCCACCAGTTGCAACAGTGACAGAAAGACCGCCAGAGGGGTCGTTACCAGTAAGCAGATGTTCCAAGCGTTCAACTTCATACTCATTAAGAGCAAAACTGTCAACTTCCAGACGATGCCCCATGAAATCGGCTTTATCCATGTTAAATGCGCTTGCAAGAACATCAACGTCAATAGAAGCAGAAATGTCAACAGGAACAATGGTGTACAGACGTTCAGCCGGAGTATTCATAGGAATACCAGCAGCGTTATATTCCTTAGAAATGAACTTCATCTTGCCATAAATCTGGCGGAACTTCTTAACCAGGGTCTTGCCAGAAGCTTCGTCAGTAACGGCAGAAACAGTTACTTTCTTAAGCTTATTGTTCTTTACCAGCTGATACAGCAGGTACTTCTTCATAATAAAAGCATCCAGCTCAGCAGGCTTATAAATCTGGTCGATGACGTTCTGTACAAAGGCAGACAGATTAGCTTCACTCATGAAAGCAGTTTCCAGAGCTTCACGGTTGACAGTTACCTTGTACTTAATACGAGAGTTCACAGCATGATAAGCGGTGTAAACCTCGGCAGGGTCGCTACCAAATTCAGCTTTCATAACTTCATCATTGGTAGCACGGTCAGCAGAGAAGTAGGGGGTTGCTTTCTGCATCATTACATAAATTTCCTGAACAGTAGCACCAGTGCTCAGAACACCCTTATCAAAAACCTGCCAAGGATCTTCAAAAGAAATGTAACGCATAACTGTCAGGCCAATACGGTCAACCAGAGCATTACAGAAATAGTTTAGACGCGGTTCATAAGAATTGATAAACGACCATGCGGATTTAATGGATTCAGTAGTGTTTTCAATCTTAGGAGCACCACCAAAGGTAGCATCACTACCAAATACAGCGTTAATAATACCAACAGCAGCAGAAGCCATAATTTAATTACCTACCTTTCTTAAATGTCTTTGAGTAAATACATGCCATAATACCAACGTTCACCTTTTTCAAGCTCAGGAATATCAGGAAAGCCATTACGAGTAGTCAGATAACCATACTGCAAAGTTACAGGTACAAGAGCATTATCGCTCACGGAATTCGTGTTAGTCATAATCAAATAATTCTCATAGTGATATACACGGTCACGAATCGCCAGTGGAACTTTTGCAATTTGTTTGCCAGGAAAAACCATGTATTTATTGCATATATGAATAAACAGCATGTTCCCAATAACAGTAAAGTTTTCATCATTGTAACTAAAAGGTCTACTCATAATCTCACCTCACTTTCTACCAAACATTTTCTTTACAAAAGCCTGTGCAGCTTCATCAATAGTAATTGTATTAACATTAGGTTTCTGATATTCGTCATTAGGCTTATTGTCATCATTCAGAAATGCTTTAACATAATCTTTGCGAAGATTGTCATAAGCTTCATGCCAGTTAGATGCACCATCTGGACAACCACTGGTAAACTGTTCTGCTTCATTACGACATTCATCAAATTCATCAAGCACGCCAGCAATCAAAGTTCCTTGTTCATCAGGTTTAGCATCGACAAAACCGCCAAGCATTGCAGAAATTTCGTCACGAGTTTTCATTATTTATTACTCCGTTCATAAGTAAGTTTAAGATTCTCGCAGAGGGCAATAATTGCTTGCATATCAACGCCAGTTGCATGAATCTTAATAAAATCACCTTTAGTAGATTCTCTAGGAACCGAAGTATAACTACCAAGATGTTTCATTACTGTCTGTGTTGCACAACAAAAATTGCTATCCAACCAGTTCAAAGGATTAACACGACAATCATGGTAAATTACTTCAAAGTGAAGGTGTGCGCCATAGCAATTACCAGTTGCGCCAGAATACCCAATAAGCTGACCCTCGTAAACGTGTTGACCGTTTTTGACGAGATACTCTTTAAGGTGCGCATAGCGTGTTTCCAGCTTAGAACCATTATAATTGTTATGCCTAATTCTAACCATGTTGCCATAAGACTGCATCCCAGATTTGGTTCTACCATCCCAGCTCTGTACCTGATTTACTACACCATCCTCAGCTGCATAAACAGGTGTGCAGGGAGCGGCGCGCAGGTCAATAGCATGGTGTGAAGAACCGTCATTATAAGTCCAGCCAGCTGTGATAATGTGCATCTCTAAAGGCCAACAGAAAAGGACATCACCGTTTGCTTTCCTCATTTTCTTCATCTCCTTTAAGTTTTTCAAGATAAGGCTTAAACAGAGCAGAAAGTTCAGGATTTACAGCACACATATTCTCCATAATGCTGATAAGCTCCATAATACAGATATAAGTAACCACAGCGCCTACAAGAGGAATCTGAATACCAAGGTCAACATATCGCATTGAATATTCAATACCATAAGAGCCTACCACAGCAAGAATTTCCATGCACTTGTGATAACCACCCTCGCGCATGATAGTGGAATTATAGGAACCGTCATGCTTTGCTTTAATCAGCCCTGTAATAATGTCAAATGCAATAAAACCAAGAACAATAGCAAAGGGCATAAACTCAACTCCTAACATTATACACCTACAATCTTCAAAATGTCCATCAGGTATCGTCTAATTATTTCATCTTCACAGTACAGACCTCCCAACCGATATTGTTTAATTATATATAATAACCAGTTAGGGCGTGGAGTGCGTGCAATCAAAATGGTGTTATAATCGTGGTCGTCATTTGTCAAAGCATAAATCACGCCGCTACCCGGACTGTATTTCCTAGAAAGATAACATTTACCGGAAGAGAAGTCTACCCATAAGCCTAAATAATCATCATGAATCTTAAAACCAAACTGATATTTAGCTTCAGGCGTTTTCTTAGCAATGCCGACTACACTATCAAGATAAAATTCATTATGAACGGCATATTTACCAAATTTGCTGCCTTTCATCAAACGGCCAAAGTCAGTTTTCTCTTTTGCTTCAATGTACTCTTCATTGTTAGCAATTTGGATTAAGACTAAGCCATCTCTAGTTGTAGCAATTTGCTTTTTGTTAATTGGCTTTTTAATATCGAATTCTGTGAAATAGGGGTTTGCCCATGTAACAGCGTTTCCGAAGAAGAATACCACCACTCTGCGCATACGAGCAATAGTTTCATATAGTTCGCAGAAAAATGTTACTTCGTCTTTAAGATAACCATGATGGGTTTCGTCCATGGAGATAAACTCATCAAAGCAGATTTTATTGACTAGTGGGAGTTCTTCGGACTTAGCAGAGGAAATATATCTAGTTTGGCCAGCAAGCTTACCGTCTATATAGTAAGCACCTTCTGGGGTTCCCTTTAACTCATGGTCAGGAAATTCATGAGCAACAGCTGCCCAGAAATTTTCTTTGGCTTTCTTATTCATTTCGGTTTTATAGCGGCGGATATAAATAAATTGATTCCCGTTTTTGATAAAATCTTCAGCAGCCCATTTCTTAAAGCCATAAGTTTTACCACAACCACGAGAACCAACTACAAAATTAAAGAGCGCATTATATGATAATGTGTTCTTTAAGTCCCACCACATTGACATTGTAATACACTCCTTTCATATTTAATATTAAGCCGAGGACGCGACCCTTTGTCCTTTTGGATGGTGGGAGTAGGAGAAATGACAAACCTATATAACCATCAAGCTAACAGGCGTGTTAGCGCGGCTCTATGGCTTTTAGTAGGATAAAGCTCATAGTTTGAACCCATGGTGGTAGAAATGGGCACAACCCCATTAACGTCCAATGACCAGTTTTCCGTTATTCTTAAAGAGTTCTACCATGTTAAGGGTGACGGAAGGAAATGAGCTAGCAGTCACGCAAACCTATCCGTAACGCTTCACGCGCCCGACCACGGCTTAGGAGCATCATTCGTGCCTTCCGTTCCCTATGATTATATTATACTTTACAATATGTATAAAGTCAATAATACAGATTGTACTTTTTGTAAAATTAGGAATGATTATTACATAGTGTATAATGCTAATTGGAGAGCCTGGGTTGCAGTACGATAAAGGGGACTACTAAATGGGCGAGGTGAGTGGCGGTTTGAAGGTACGATAAAGCGGACTGTTAGATTTAACAAACTAAAAGTATGACTTTTGTCTTTGACACTA